TGGTTGCAAGACCTAGCAAGGATTTGAGCGAATGGTTCAAACCTCTAACTTGGTCCGCGAATGAGCGAAGACGCTAAAAAGGAAACGCAGCGCGCGGTGGCGGCGGCGCTGAAGATCACGACCGAGTCGCTGCGGCTTTACCGCAAGCTGCGCGGCGCGCCGGCCGGCTGGAACATCGAGGAGTGGCGCACGTTCATCGAGCAACGAGGGCTGGCAAAGGCGAGCAGCGACGTTCTCTCGGAGCTCAAGGTGCTGATCGCGCAGGAGGAGCTCAAGAAAAAGCAGCGCGAGAACGCGGTCGCGGAGGGCAAGATCATTGAGCAGGAGACCGTCGCCGACTTCCTGCGCGAGTGGACCGCAAAGCTCGACCTGATGCTGACTTCCGAGCTTGAGGTAAACGCGCCGCCGCTATTATCTGGGAAGTCGATTGTTGAGGTGCGCGAAGAGATGAAGGCGATCCACGACCGAATCCGAGAAGCGACGAAGACCGGTCTGCTCAAGTGGCAGCCGGCCGCGGCGTGAGCGCCGATCACAGGGACTGGCTTGATCGGCAATGCGTGTTGCCCACGCCGGACAGAAGGAAAATCTGGCAATGGGCGCACGACGTGGTCCGCGAGCTTCCGGCCGCCTACGCGATCCGCGGGCGCTTCACCGTCGAAAACTCGCCGTGGCTCCGCGCGCCGTTCGATAGTTGCCAAGATCCCAAGGTGCGACGGACGACGGTGCTGAAGGCCGTGCAGTCGGGCGGAACGCTGCTGGCCGAGATCGTCGCGGCGTGGCGGATGGCAAACGATCCTGGGCCGTCGACGTTCACGCTGCAATCCGCAGAGATGGCCGCCATCGAGGGCAAGACGCGCATCTTCCCGCTCTTCGAGTCGATCCCTCAGATTGCGCGCCTGCTTCCGCGTCCCGGCCCGATGCGAACGCAGACCGAAGTCTTCTTTCCCGGCGGATCCTTCTTCATCCTTAACTCGGCCAACCTATCGCACCAGCAGTCGCAGTCGGTGCGCTGGAAATACAATGACGAATGTTGGTTGCCTCAATGGGTTGATGTTTACGAGGACGCCTGCCGGCGCGTGACCGCGTTCGAGCAGCAGGGCACGTCGCACATTCTCGATATCAGCCAAGGAGGATTCGACGGAGGCGACGCGCGGCCGTGCTGGGCGACCTGGAGCTTCCGACAAGGATCGATGGAGGAGTGGAGCGCGACGTGCCGCAAGTGCTCGAAGCCGATGCCGCTGCACTTTCATCAGACGATGAAGGACGACAAGACGAAGCGAGCCGGCGTCGTCTGGGCCAGCGACGCGCGGCGCGAGGACGGCACCTTCGACGAGCAGCGGGCCGCGGAAACGGTGCGCTTCGTCTGCTGCCATTGCGGCGAAGAATACGCAGACAACGACGGAACGCGGGCTTACTGGCGCAAGGTCGGGCACTACGTCTGCACGCGAGAGAATGCGCCGACCGATTGGCGCTCGTTCCATTGGGAAGCCGTGGCAGCGCACTCGATGCGGCTCCTAGCGCTCGAATACTGCCAAGCTGAGAACATCTTCAATTCCAACGGCGACGACAGTTCGCGTCGCAAGTTCAAGCAGAAGCGCGAGGCTCGGCCGTGGCTGATGGAGAAGAAGGCAATCTCGATCTTCACCAAGGACAGCGGCTACAAGCTGGCCGACTATGCCCAGGGCGAGTCGATCCCCGACGAGGCGATCCGCTTCCTAGCAATTGACCGGCAGCAGGACCACTTCTGGTGCGAGGTCGGCGCGTTCAGCACGGCGCAAGGGCCGCGCTACCGTCAGCTGTGGTTCGGCCGGATCGACACGCGGGATCAGCTGCGGGCGCTCCAGGAGCGCTTCAAGGTCTCGAGCGCGTGCGTCGCGCAGGATCGCGGCTACCGGCCGGCAGACGTGGACCGCGACTGCGCCGAGTTCGGCTGGCGCTCGATGCGCGGCTACGGCCGGCGGACGTGGACGATGCGGGACGAGGCGACCGGGCAGATGGTCAACTTCCCGTTCTCGGATCCGCAGGTGAGCGACTACCGCGGCGGCGACGTCTACTTCTACAACTGGTCCGGCGACTACTTCAAGGACACGCTGGCGACCGCGCTGGAGGGCAAAGGCGACTTGCGCTGGGAACTGCCGTCCGACGTTAACCCGCTTTACCTCGAGCACCTTAAGGGCGAGGCCAAGGTCGAGGTGCGGACGGGCGTGTGGGAATGGAGGGAGGTAAGGAGCAACGCGCCGAACCACGGCTTGGACACGAGCGCGATGCTGCTCTGTATGGCGACCATCGCTGGCATCATCCGCTACGTGCCGGCGAAAACGTAGCGTGGAATTGGGGCCGAGGTTTTCCTCAAAAGAGTTCTGGACTTTCCCGAGCGCTTAGGTTTCTCTGGTCACGTCAACAACGACAACCTCAACAAAACAACGACGATGAACACCAACGCCAACCACCTCGACAACATCACCCGCAAGCTGACGATGTTCCCTTCTTTCTCCGCGCTGCTGACCGCCGAGGGCAACTACCGGCCGAGCTTCTACCTGACGAAAGGAAAGCTCGGCGAGAACCTCCAGAAGCAGACGCTAGCGATGGCTTACGATGACCACCAGGAAATGAGGGGCGACAGCCGCCGAGCCTATCGCGGCAACTTCTAAGCCCACCGGGGCGGGCTCACCACCCGCCCCAACTTTTTTCCGAAAGACGTTGACTATCCCCACCGCTTCGGTTTTTCTCTGCACGTAATCAACAACGACCAATGAAGACCACCATCGATTCCCGCACTTACACCGTCGAAGCCCTCGAAGTCGGCCCGCTCGTCGCCGCTGATCTGGCCGGCCGAGGCTGGGAGCCGCGCTACTACGTCGCGACCGGCGTCCGCGGCGCGGTGTTCCTCGCCGTCCGCTGCCCTAAAACCGGCCGCTTCGAGCGGTCCTGAGCTTATGCCAGACGCACCCAAGAACCCCGCCGCGGTCGCTCTAGGCCGCCTCGGCGGGCGGATCCGATCCGAAGCCAAGGCCGCCGCCGCGAGGCGCAACGGCCGACGAGGCGGGCGACCGCCGAAGCAGATCAAGCCGCTCCCATAGTGGGGCGGCTTTTTTTGTCGTCAAATCGAAGCCAGCGCGGGGCGTCAAAAAACCTTTTGACGGCTGCCGCTCTTTTATGGCGGCAGACAATCCCTTCCTCGACATTGACGTTGCGACGCTGAACACGCTCAAGACGAAGGTGCTGGACGCGATTCAAGCCTGCCTTCTGAACACGAGCTACTCGCTCAACGGCAAGAGCGTCACGCGCGCCGATTTGAACACGCTCAACCAGATGCTGGGCGACATCACCGCCGCCATCGAGTACCAGAACGGCGCCACGACCGACACGACCTTCGTCAGCTTTAACGGGAACTGATTATGCAGACTTTCGACGCGACGGCAGTGATCCGCAATCGGCCGTGGTTCGAGCGGGCGCTTGAGACCATCGCGCCGCAGGCCGCGCTGCGTCGGCTCCAGGCTCGCGTCGAGACCGCGCTCTTCAGCTACAACGCCGCGCAGACGAATCGGCTCTACGCTCCGATGCAGTACGGCCAGCCGAGCGAATCCTCGCAGACCGTGCGCGAGCGAGTGGTGATGATGTGGGAGGCGCGCAATCTGGTCGAGAATTGTCCCGAGGTTAAGGAGGTCTCGCGCAAGTTCGGCAACTACTTAACCCCGACCGAATACTCGGCAACGACTGGAGACCGCGACTACAACGCGACCGTCAACGAGTGGTTTCACTCGTGGTGTAAGCAGGCGGATGCCACGGGCCGCAATAGCTTCCGCAAGCTCGTGCAGCTGGCCGCGGAGAATCGGCCCGTCGACGGCGACTGCGGCTTCGTCATCCGCCGCGTGGGCGACGGGCTCAAGCTCCAGCTGGTGCCGGCGACCCGCATCGGCAATCCCAACGAGATGGGTCTCGACTCGGAGAACTACTTTGAGGGCGTGATCACCAACGAGTTCGGCGTGCCGGTCGCGTATCGCATTTACCGCGTGACGCGCGAGGGCGTTTACTTCGGCGCGGAGGACGTTCCGGCTGGGAACTTCTGCCACTACTTCGACCCGTTCCGCGTCGACCAGTACCGCGGCGTGACCGACTTTCACGCGGCGATCCAGACGGCGCGGATGCTGCACGAGATCCTGCAAGCCGAGAAGGCCGGCGTGCGCTTCGCCTCGCAGCAGGCGGCGCTGGTCTTCACCGACCGCGGCACGGCCAACGCGCGCAACCTCTTCACGCCGACGCCGAGCGCGACGCTGCCCAGCGGCCAGCAGCAGAAGAACGAGCTTTCCGAGGTCGGAATGATTAAGTATCTCGGCCAGGCTGATCGCGTCGAGACGATGCCGGCGCGGCCGAGCACCGCCTTCACGGGCTTCATCGCGCATCTGATGCACGAGCTCTCGATCGCGGTCGGCATCCCGAAGGGCGTCCTGTTCGGCACGCAGGATTACGCCGGCCCAAGCGTGCGCGCGGAGTTCGCCGCGGCCGACCGCGTGTTCGCGCGGCATCAAGGCGTGCTGGTGGACAAGGTGCTCGACCCGATCAAGAACGCGGTGATCTTGGACGCCATCGCGCGCGGCGAGATCCCGGCGCCTCCTGCTCGCGCTGGCGAAACGCCGGTGCAGGCGCTCAAGCGCGCGACCCGCGGCGAGTGGCGCTTCCCGCCCAAGCTCACCATCGACGTTGGTCGCGAGTCCGCGGCCAATATGAACGAGAACCGCCAAGGCGCGAAGTCTCTCCAAGAGATTGCGGCCGAGCAGGGCACCGACGCCTTCACGCGACTCGAGCAGATCGCGGCCGAGGCGAGCTACGTGAGCGAGCTTGCCGAGCGCTACGGCGTTCCCGAGACGGCGATCCGTATGGTCACGCAGCAGCTGCCGGCAAATCCCTCGATGGCCGCGGCGCTGGGCACGAACGTCACCGAGGATTCGGTCGATGCGGTCAACGCCACTACCGGGAAGGGCGCATCGCCCGAGGACGAAACGCCGGACCAGCCTGCGACTCCGGCCGAGCTTGCGCGCTTCGCCGCGGTCGACCTCACGCCGACCGATGCAATGGCAGCCGAGGCCAAGCGCGGCCTTGAGTGGCGCGAGAAGTTCAGCCGCGGAGGCACGGCCGTTGGCGTCGCTCGTGCGCGCGACATCAGCAACAAGGCCAGCCTCTCGCCTGACACGGTGCGCCGGATGGTCTCGTATTTCGCGCGGCACGAGGTCGACAAGCAGGGCACGGGCTTCTCTCCTGGCGAAGACGGCTACCCTTCCGCCGGCCGAATCGCGTGGGCTCTCTGGGGCGGTGACGCAGGGGCCAGCTGGGCGCGCGCGAAATCCGAAGCGCTAAAGCGCGAGGAGATGAGCCGGCCGACGAGCGTCGCCGCTGCGCTCGAAGCTGGGCGCAATCGCGCCAAGCGGCCGCTCGAGAAGCTGGCCGACAAGGCGACCAAGCTCGCCGCCGTGCGTGAGAAGCTCGGGCAGAACGCGAAGACGGAGGCGCAGATCGAGCAGGCGCTGAAGCCTTTCGGATTTCAACCGAAGCCAGTCGTGGCACCGCCTCCTCCCGCTCCAGTCGTCTCGCTCTCCGATGCGCGCAAGATGCTCGCCGAGAAGGCCGACGCCGAGAACAAGCTGACCGCGCTCTTCGCGAGCGTGACTGATCGCCGCGCCAAGATCAAAAGCCTCCGCACCCATTGACAATGCATAGTGTTCTCGACGCCATCATCACGAGCAACGAGCAGCTGGGCCAGCGGGCCGAGGAGTTCGCGCAGCTTCTGGTCGAGCACGACAAGACGCTCGACGAACTGCTAGAGCGCATCGGCAAGACGGTGCCGGAGATTCGCAAGGAACTGGAGTCCAAGCTGACCGAGGCGGTGCCTGGGCTCGTCTCGGACGCCTATGCCAAATACAACGAAGACCTCGAAAGCCGCTGCCGCACCGCGCTCGCCGAGTCGCAGACGAAGCTCGAAGCCATCCGCGCTGAGATCGTTGGTCTTGCTCAAGCGCAGTTCTCCGAGGCCGAGAAGCAAATCGGGCTGACCGCAGAGCAGATCGAGTCGCGCATCCTGGGCACGCTGACGGAGGCCGCGAAGGAGCGCATTACAAAGCTCGAGCGCGGTCTCGTCATCGAGATTCAGCACGCGGTCAACGCCGCGCTGCCGAAGCAGGAACTGGCCGCGGCGCCGACGCTGATCGACTCGTATCGCGGACAATGGAAGGAGGGGATGGTCGCGCAGCGTGGCGATCTCTTCTCTTGGTACGGCTCGACCTATCTCGCGCTCGAGGACACGAACGACACGCCGGGGCGGAAGAACATCGGAACCGCTGGCGCGAAGTGGGCGGTGATCGCGGCGCGTGGGGCAGGCGGCGGAGGCGGCGGAGGCGGCGACTCGCTGCCTTCGCAGACGGGCAACGCAGGCAAATTCCTCAAGACGGACGGCACGTCCACGCTCTGGGAAACGATCCCTGGCGGCGGCGATATGCTCGGCGCGAACAACCTGACCGACGTCGCGTCCGTCACGGCGGCCTTCGCGAACATCAAGCAGCCGGCGAGCACGAGCGCCTCGGGCGTCGTCACGTTCGCGACCTCGGGAGAAAGTGCTGCGCTGAAGGCCGTGCAGGCGAACGACTCGAGACTCTCTGACTCTCGCACGCCGACCGCGCACGCCTCGACGCATCAGACCGGCGGCAGCGATCCAATCGACTTCCCGGTCGACTCGGTCTTCGGCGCGACGAACACGATCACGCAGATCGACTACTTCGCGCTCAACACATCGAGCACCGCGAGCATCACGACGGCGAAAGCCGTCTGGAACGCGACCGAGAGTTCGCTGGAGATCGGCCTCAACTCCAGCGTTAACGCGCTCCTCGGCGTCGACGCGCACATCCAAGTCTACAACCAGAGCGGCTCGCCTTTTACCAAGGGCCAGGTGGTGAAGCAGAACGGATCCTCGGGCACGCGCCTTGAGGCTGCGCTAGCGCTGGGGACCAGCGACGCCAACTCGGCGAGCACGCTCGGGCTCGTCGCGCAGACCATCGGAAACAACTCGTCCGGCTTCATCATCACGAACGGCCTGCTGCGCGGCATCAACACCAACTCCTTCAACCAAGGCGACACGCTCTGGCTTTCGTCGACGACTCCAGGCGGACTCGTGAACACGCGGCCGACGCAGCCAAATCACTCGGTGCGGATCGGCTACGTGATCAAGAAGGCGGGCGTCGCCGATGGCATCATCTACGTCGACATCCTCAACGGATTCGAGCTCGAGGAACTGCACGACGTCCTCGTGACCACGGTCGCGAACCGCGATTTTCTCTCTTACGATTCCTCGACCACCGTCTGGCGGAATCGGCAGCTTTTCGACTCGAGCGCTCCGGCGGCTCTAGGCGTCTCCGCGACTCCAGGCGTCTCCATCACTGCGGCCCGCGTCGATCACGTCCACGCGCGTCCGACGCTCGACCAGCTGGACATCAGCGGCGCGGCGCAAGGCGACATCCTCTACCGGTCGGCCACCAGCTGGGCGCGGCTCCCCGCGGCAACCGCCGGCTACATCCTCCAGACAAATGGCGCGGCAGCGAATCCCAGCTGGGCGCAGAACACGGGAGGCAGCGGCGCGCCGACTGATGCCGAATACATCGTCGCATCGGCGAATGGCTCGCTGAGCGCCGAGCGCGTCATCAGCAACAGCACGTCGGTCACTGTTAACTTCGCGACCAGCGGCCAGGTCTCGCTCGAGCGCGCAGCGCTAACGGGCGACGTCACGGCCTCGCAGAACAGCAACGCGACCACTATCGCGAACGGCGTCGTCAGCACGGCCAAGCTGGGCGGGGACATCACGACCGCGGGCAAGAATCTTCTCGATGACGCGGACGCCTCCGCGCAGCGCACCACCCTTGGCCTAGGAACGCTGGCTACGCAGTCGGGCACGTTCTCCGGTACGTCTAGCGGAACGAACACCGGGGACCAGACCATCACTCTGACAGGGGATGTGACTGGTAGCGGTACTGGGTCGTTTGCCGCCACCATTGCTAGCAGCGCGGTCACGAACGCCAAGATGGCGAATATGACTGCCAGCACTATCAAAGCCCGCGTTACGGGCTCTACGGGTGCGCCCGAGGACGCCACGCTGACGCAGGTGCTCGATCTGGTCGGGTCTGCCGCGCAGGGCGACATCCTCTATCGTGGTGCGTCTACGTGGACCCGCTTGGGCGCGGGCACGAACGGACATTACCTAAAGACACAGGGCACGGGGGCCAACCCAACGTGGGCTGCGGTGACTGCTTCCGGCGGCGGATCGACCAACGTCTGGATTCCCGCCTCGGCGTGGATTCCACGCACCACTACCGGCGCTGGCATCGACTCCCGCGAGCAGAGCACCAACAAGATCAACACGGACGAACTGCTCTTCGACGCTGGGACGGACGAGTTCGCGCAGGCGATGATCGTGATGCCCAATAACTGGAACGCCGGGACCGTGACGGCCAAGTTCCATTGGACTGCCTCCACGGGTTCTGGTGATGTGGTCTGGGGCTTGCAGGGCCGGGCCTATGCCAACGATGACGCGCTCGATCAAGCAATGGGCACGGCGCAGACGGCCACCGACACCCTGACGGCCACCAACGACGTGGACATCTCTCCGGCCACCTCTGCCATCACCCTCGGTGGCACGGCTGCTTCTGGCAATCCAGTCATCTTCCAAGTTTACCGGGACGCGGATGCGGCGGGAGACACCCTTGGCGCAGACGCCCGGCTGCTGGGCGTGGAGATCAGCTACACTTCGACCTGATGAGAGCGCGGCAGCGACATCTTAATGCTAGGCACGCCGGCGCCATTCTTGTACTTGACGCTCGGTTCATTAACCAATCCGACAACACAGCGGTTAGCACTTGGTCGGACCGAAGCGGAAGCGGATATGACTTCTCTCAGTCCACAGGCGCTAATCAACCTTTTATTCAGACCGGGGAAGTTGGCGGATCGTCGATAGTTCGATTTGACGGATCGAACGACAAATTAATTCGTTCCGATACTGGATTCCCAACCGGGGACGTTACGCTAATAATGTTGTGTAGGCAAAACAATAATCTAGTAAATGCTGAGTTTCGTACGGCTTTTGGATATGGTCAAGCCGTGCTTAATGCGGGAATGTGGTTTGGCTATGGCGAAGATGGAAATTACGGTACGGATGCGTTAGGCGTTTCGCAGTACGGAAATGCAATTGGCATCAGCTCAAGCACTCAGGTTCACCTTGTTGGTTCATTTACCAGAAGCTCAACGACGTATGCTGTTTGGAAAAACGGTGCATCAAAAACAACGAAGACAATGACTACTGCAACAGCAACCTATGGAACAAACGGAGCAGCTGTTGGAGCCAACGGCTTAGGCGCGACTAATGCAGGTTATCCTGCATACTTGAATGGTGATATCGGAATGATCATTTATGCCGGATCAGAATGGTCGGACTCGCTGCGCCGCAAGTTTGAATCTGCAGTAGCTTACAGTTGGAAAATCGCCTGCTCCTAATTTATGCCCACGTATCTCGTCCTCGACTGCCAGCTCCGCACGGAGACCGACCCGCAGACCATCGCCAACCTTGAGCGCAAGGGATGGGTGGTCACGGTGCCGCCGTCCTATGACCCGGCTACGCAGCAGCCTCCGGTCTGGGAAAACTGCGGCTGGGTGGTGAAGCCCATCCCGCCCCCGCAACCCTACCGCGTGTCCAAGGACACCATCGTCAGCCGAGTGCTGACTGCCGGAAAGCTCAATGACCTGATCGCGCTGACGGACAGCCTGCCGACCGATCAGGCTTATCTCTGGGACAACTTCGCGTGGTTCTGGAACACGAACCCGACGATCGTTGGGATGTGCCAGCAGCTGGGCCTTGATCCCGCGGTCATCCTGGCGCCGGATCCCTATCTGACTTGAAGACCACCGACCAACTCCTCGCGCTCGCGCAGCTGGCCGGCGACCTGGTCGCGCGGCTGGACCGGATGGAGCAGCAGTTTGCCACGCAATCGCTCGCGCTCACTGCCGCCGACAAGGCGCTCGCCGCGAGCCTTGACGGTTTACGCTCTCTTGACGCCGCCGCACTAGAGGCTCGCATCGCCGCCATCGAAAAGAAACTCTCCCAATGAGCAGCCAACTGGAAAGCATTTACTCCGACGAACTGATCCTGCTTGCCGAGACGCTCGGCGAGGTGAAGACGCGCACCGAGAAACTGGAGGGCGAGTTCTCGACGCACGCAAAGCCGCTGGAGGCCGCGACGAACGCGCTTTCCGCGGCGCTCTCCGGCATCAAGGCGCTGCAATTCCACGTCCTCGATAATAACCTGGGCGCTCTCTCCGCTCGCGTGGAGGAGATGCGGAAGGCGGTCGACGAGCAGGTGGGCGTGATCGCGTTGGAGCTCAAGAAGGCCGACGAGACCAACGCAGCCAAGGCGGGCGCTGACGCGGAGGCGCTGCGCTCTGAGATCGTGGCGCTGCAATCGCAGCTTGGATCGCTCGTGACGCAGTTCGGGCAGCAGCTGGAGCGGGTCGAGTTCGCGGCGAAGGAGGAGGCCAAGAAGCTTCAGCTGATCCCTGGGCCGGCCGGCGCGGCGGGCGCCTCGCTGAATCCCCGCGGCACGTTCATCGATGGCGAGGTTTACAATCGCCTCGACGTCGTCTCGTGGCTGGGCTCGAGCTACATCGCGACCGTCGACGGCGTGACCGAGAAGCCGAGCAAGAACAGCAATCAATGGCAGACGCTCGCCAGCCGCGGCGGTGGCGGCGCGGGAGGCGTAGGCGACTTCGGCTCGCTCGCCGGCGTGGCGCAGATCAATCAAGGCGGCACGGGCCAGACGACGCGCGTTGCGGCGCTTAACGCGCTGCTGCCCGATCAAGCGGGCTCAACGCAGTATATGCTTCTAACGGACGGCAGCGGCACCGTCAGCTGGGGCGCGCAGCCGGTCGCGGGGCTGCCGAGCCAGACGAGCAACAGCGGGCGCCTGCTCACGACGAACGGCAGCACGGCCTCTTGGAGCAACGCCGTCACGGTGAGCGGGAGCAACGCCACGGTGGGCGGGACGCTGACGGTGAGTGGGGCGATGGCGACGAACAGCATTGTTGTAAATGGCTTTAGCGGGATTTCTTTAGAAACGGCTGGATCAGCGTCACTTCGTTTTTCGGATTCATCCGTCAACAAATGGTGGATTTACAAGTTGCCGGCTGATGCCAATCTTTATTTCCGCGATGCTTTGAATGCGCGGATGCAGATGATTATGACGCCGGGAGCTACGGCGAGTACTGCGACAACGGACATACAGTCTAATACGCTCGTAAGCAGCACCACCGCCTCCACCACCACCTCGTCCGGCGCTTTGGTAGTGGGCAACGGGACGCAGGGCGGGCTGGGGGTGGGGGGAAGCATCTATGCTGGCGGCAGTCTGGCTCTCGTAGGAACCGCGTCCTCCATTGCGACCAACAGCGCGGATTCAATGCTGCGAGTTGGGACTGGGCTTTCTGTCCTAGAACAATGCGTTACACTTGGTCTCTCGCGGCGAGCCAATTACGGCGACGCGCTGATCTCGAGAAATCTGCAAGGTCAGTCAGGGACTGATGCGTACATTGCCTCCTCTACCTCTGTTGGTGGTTATGGCGGGTTTGAGATTCAGTACGGAGGCGTCGCCCGCATCCTTGTCGGAAGTGGAGCCACTACGGCCAATGCCGTTGTAACCCCCACGGTGGCAGCTTCGTTCACGACGACGACTGCTGCGGTATCTACGGTGCTTCAAGTTATCAACTCCACCGCCTCCACGGGCACCTCCTCCGGTGCGCTGGTGGTGAGCGGGGGCGTGGGGGTGGCGAAATCCCTCAATGTTGGCGAAGCCGTGACGGTAGCTGGCGGTTCATTTGCGGCTGCCTCGTTCTACAAGTCGGCATCGCTTGGCACCGTGCTTTCCGGCGCCACCGGGTCGTCTTACGACCTTTACATCACCAATCCTGCTGGAAATCACGTGATGCAGGTTCCGACGGGCACGCGCAATGCGGAGTTCGCGGCAACGCTTACAACGGTCGGTGCGATTACCTCTGGGGCGTCGATCAGCACTTCTGCACCAACTGGTGGATCTGGCGCGTGGGAACTTGGCGTTTATTCGGCTACCGCTCCGTCTGCCACGGGCTACGTCACCATCGAAATTGGCGGCATCGCTTACAAGCTCCTCGCTTCTAACGTCTAATATTTCTCCTATGAATAACGTCATCGCCATCTCCCCCGTTTCCGTCTGGGACCAGAAGGTCTCAGCGGCGCGGCGTTGGAGACGCGGTGAGTTCAATGAGGAACTGGGCAAGTACTTCTGGCAGTACCGCAGCGATGCCGCGAAAAGCGAGCGATGGGTGACCAAGGAGCAGTTGGACCACTATCGCGCCTATGAGCAGGCCAAGGGCGCGGAGTGGTATTCCGAGCACAAGGAGCAGCATCTCAAAAACGGGTTAGCTTGGCAGAGGTCTAACAAGGACAAGGTGCGCCAGATCACCCGTAAATGGAGATCAGCAAACTTGGAAAAGGATAAGGCTTCGGCGCTAGCTTGGCGAATTAAGCACAAAGAGTATCTGAAGGAGAGGAGTCGCCGCTACGCCAAGATGCATCCAGACCGTGTGCGAGCTGCTGCAATGAAGCGCATTTCCTTGAAGCGCGCCGCGACGATCTCGCTGCGATTTGTTGCCGGATTTTACGAGATGGCGGATCGAGTCGGTAAATGTCTTGGCATCGCGTTTGAGGTAGACCACATCCATCCGCTTTCAAAGGGCGGAAGTCATTGCGCCGAGAACCTTCAGCTTTTGCCGAAGTACTGGAATATCCGCAAAGGCAATCGCCTCAACTTCCCGCTTCCCTCCTGCTATCTAACCTAACCTTTGACCTATGAATAACGAAATCGCCATTCAACCCGTGAGCGTGTGGACTGCTACCGGCACCAAGACTGCCGTTAAGTTTTTCCCGAGGTACATAAATTATCAGAACGGTCCCGCCGTTGCCGACTGCCAGCTCCTTGACGCTGCCGGTGCGGAGGTTGCCTCCCAGCTCGTCAACGCCACCGCCGCCCAGACGGCTACGTGGACCAGCGATGCCGCCTTCTACAAGGTGCTTGCCCAGAACGCTGGCCTCACCCCGCTCTGATTTGACGTGCCGCTCTGACGCTATGGACGCAAACACCATCTCGCCTGAGCAGGCTCTTCAGAATCTCGCGCACGTCGCCGCCGCTTACCGAGGCACCGCGCAAGAGCACGATCTCCTGCGCCAGTCGGTGCAGGTTTTGGCGGACGCGATTAAAGTGAAGCCTTCCGCGTAATGCTCGATTTCCTCTCAAGTGCTCTCGGTGGTGGCGCACTCGGTGTCCTCCTCCGCATCGGCAACGGCTTCTTCGAGGAGTTTCGCGCTGGCCGAGAGCACGGGAGGAAGCTGGAGGAGGCGAAGGTGCTCGCGTCGATCCGCCAGGACGAGGCCGCGTGGGAAGCCTTCAAGGCGAGCCAGCAGGCCGCGACGGTGCCGTCCAACGTCCACGCTTGGGTCGCCGATGTCGTGACGCTCTTTCGTCCGTTCCTCACTATCTCGCTCGTGCTGATCGCGACCGTCATCTGGTTCTACGCAGCCGAGCCTTCCCGCGCGTCGATGACTGAGCAGGTCACGTTCGCCGCGTTTAACTGCGTCGGCTGGTGGTTCGGTGATCGCGCCGCCTATCGCGCCAAGCTCAAATGATCAAGCCAGCCGACTTCATCGCCGGCGTCACGCCGCCGCTCGCGACAATCACGATGTCGCAGATCAACGCTTACCTCGGCTTCGTGACCGGCGTTGCCTCGCTCGGCTATCTTCTCTGGCGCTGGCGCCGCGATTACCTCGCGGCCCAGCAGGAGGACAAGCGTGACTGATTGGAGCGCAGTCCAGCGGGACGAGTCCCGCAAGCTCTACGAGGCCGAGATCGCCGGCCTGCGAAAAGAGCTCGACGTCGCCAGGGGTGCACTCGAGAACGCGACCAAGGCGCGCAAGGCCAAGCCGGCGCCGTCCGTCTCGCCGCGTAAGCGCACCGGATCCGACATCGTCCGCGTCGTCATCCCCGACACGCACGGCTCGCTAGTCGATCCGAAAGCCGTCGCCGCGATGCTGGCCGACATCCGAGCGCTGGATCCGCAGGAGATCATCCTCCTTGGCGATCACGTAGACTGCGGCGGCTTCCTCGCGCAGCACCACGTAATGGGCTACGTCGCCGAGACCGATTACACCTACGAGGAGGATCTGGCCGCCTCCGCGCTTTTCCTCGAGCAGCTGCGGGCCGCGGCGCCTCGCGCGAAGATCGAGTACCTTGAGGGCAATCACGAGCGGCGCGTCGAGACGTGGTGCGTGACGCAAGTGCTGCGCCACAAGAAGGACGCCGAGGGGCTGCGCCGGCTGCTCGCTCCCGAGTTCCGGCTGAAGCTCAAGGAACGCGAGATCTCGTATTACCGCCAGGGCGAGTTCTACGACGGACTCCCGGTCCCCGGCGTGATCAAGCGCGGGAAGTGCTTCTTCTTTCACGGCGTTAGCACGGCCAAGAACGCAGTTGGCGCGACGGTCGACAAGATCGCCGGCAACTGCGTCTTTGGACATACGCACCGCGCGCAATCCAACATCGTGCGCCGCATATCGAGCGGCATCATTGGCGCGTGGAATCCTGGCTGTCTCTGCCAGCTTCAGCCACTCTGGCAGCACACGGCACCGACTGATTGGTCGCACGGCTACGCGGTGCAGCTGGTCGCGACGAGCGGCGCCTTCCTGCATCTCAACATTCCCATCATCGAGGGCGAGTCACACTTCGCCGCGTTGCTCAAGCTGTGAACTGGAAATCCCTAGTCGAAGCGCAGAACCGAAAGACCTACGTGCTGCCCGCCGGCTGGGACTCTCGCGACAAAGTGGCCGAGCAGCTAGAGTGCAGCGTCGACAACGTGCGCGTGCTCCTCGGGCCAGCGATCCGCGCGAAGACCGTCGAGGTCGCGCAATTCCCGGTCTGGGATGAGATTACGAAAAAGGTGGTCCGCGTTACTGCATACAAGCGCCGCGCTACTTTAGACGTTAAAAGCAAAGGATGATTTGACGGCGGCGGCTTTTACAATGGCCGCGCCCACCATTACCTTTGCCGTAGCTGCCGGGAAGATTGACGCCGAAGCAGGCGTGATCCGCGGCGTCTCGCTGATCTCCGAAGGTCCGGCGCTGGGCCACGGCGTGATGGTCGACGCGCGCACGCTCGAGCAAGTCAAGGCCGCCGCGGAGCAATACGAGGGCGGACTCAAGGTGAAGCTCGACCACAACTCGGGCGCCGGCGACATCATCGGCTACGTCGACGCGCTGCGGATCGAGGGCAAGAAGCTCCTGGGCGATCTGCATCTGCTGCAAAACTCGCCGCACCGCGGATACGTGCTCGAGATCGCGGAGAAAATCCCGGACACCTTCGGGCTTTCGATCGCGTTCTCCGGTCCGGTCGAGATGTCGGGCGACAAGAAGACGATGCTCCAGCGCTGCTCGGAGATTTATTCCGTCGATCTCGTGAGCGAGCCGGCAGCGAATGCCGAGGGGCTCTTCGAGCGCCGGATGAAATCCTTTCAGACCGAACCGGGCAACACGCCCGAGGAGGAGAAACCTGAAATTGAAATCACTATTCCTATGAATGACGATGTGAAAAAGGAGATCGCGGGGATGATCGAGTCCGCGATGATGGCGATGGGCGAGCGGCTCTCTAAGCTAGAGGCCGGAATGCCGAAGCCCGAAGACAAGCCGGCCGCGATGTCGGCTAAGAACGACGAGGTGCAGCTGGCTGCCAAGCAGGCCGCCGAGGCTGCGCTCAAGGAGTTCGCCAAGACCATCGGCGCGCCCGCGGCTCCCGCGGCCTCCGCTGAGGTTGCGGCTCCCGCCGCCAAGAGCGAGGCGAAGAGCTTCGAGGCTATCGTGGCCGCGAAGACCTCCGAGCTCAAGGGCAACAAGGGCGACGCGATCGCGTTCGCCATCAAGAATCACGCGGCCGAATACCAGCAGTACCGCACCCGCGTCGCTGCTGGCGAGGTCGTCAAACTCTAACCTGTAACCTACCACAATGGCTACTCAATATCTCGGGAACGGCACGTTCCTCGCTAATGCGACCATCACCGCCTTCCAGGGCGTCGTGATTTCCAACAACCGCGGCGTCGGTCTCTCGACGTCCACCGCGTGCGACGGCATCGCGCAGATCGACGCGGCCTCCGGTGATTACGTCACCGTCCGCTTCCTCCACTCCACCGGCACGCTGAAGGCCGTCATCACCGGCACTCCCGTGACCGTGGGCGATAACCTCTACCTCGCCGCTTCGGGCCTCGTCTCCACCACCGGCACCGTGACCGTGGGCAAGAGTCTCTCGACTCAGGCCAGCGGCAACGGCTCCGCGGTCATCGAGTTTATCCCGAAGAACCTGTAACCTCTAACAAAAGGATCTTCTACAATGTACACCAATTCTGCCGCCGTTTTCCGTGGCGACATCGCCGGCGTCCTCGAGCAAGCCAAAGACTGGGAGACTGGTCTGATCGGCACGCGCGTGATGCCCATCCTCAACGTCCCCGTCCGCGCCGGTCAGTACCCCGCCTTCAAGCTGAAGGAGGGCCAGCTGCTCAAGTCGGACGTCAAGGTGCGTGACCCGTACTCCGCCTTCCCGCGTGGCACCCGTGCCTTCACGCAGGAGACGTACACCGCGCTTGAGTACGGTTACGAAGAGGCCGTCGATGACACCGTGACCGCGGATGTCTCGCGCTTCTTCGATGCCGAGGTCGTCGCCGCCAAGCTCGCCCGCCGGAAGCTCCTGCTCGCCCACGAAATCCGCGTGGCCGCGCAGATCTTCTCCACGAGCAACTTCACCAGCACCGCTGCTGGCACCGCCTACACGACCGCCAATCTGGCGACGTTCGACATCGCTGAGGACATCCAGCTGGCGCTCGACCGTATGATCTCGAACGGCGAGAGCACGGCGAACACCCGCGTCGTGATTCCGTATCCCGTGTGGACCCGCGCTCGCGCCTCGACGAAGTTTCAGAACCGCCTCCGCGGCGCTGGCATCTCGAGCGACACGATCCTCAACGCCTCCACCCAGGCGGCGGCCGAGGTCTTCGGCGTCAACGAAGTGCTGATCGGTCGCGCGGCCTATGACTCCGCGGCCGAGGGCGTGGCGTTCTCCAGCTCGAATGTCTGGTCGAACGCTTACGTTTGGGTCGGTAACGTGACCGAGTCCGGCGCCGGCTACTTCGGCGGCGGGGCGGGGTTCACCTTGAACTGGTCCGAGTACGGTCCCGCCGTTGGCGTGTTCACGTATCGCGACGAGTCGATCAAGAGCAACATCGTGCGGTCCTCGCACTATGTCTCCGAGAAGGTGGTTAACACCAACGGCGGCCAGCTGATCGCCACGTCTTACACCTGATCTGGCACCGCTTAGGATAGCATCCTAGGCTCGACCCGCGCTCCTTAACTGGGGCGCGGGTTTCTTTTTGACGCGAACGACAGCGCAATGCGCGTTTCACTTTGCGTCATCTGCGGCAACGAGGCCGAGCACATCATAGCGATGCTTTCGAGCTTCGCGCCTGTGTTCGACGAGCTCTGCATCGTGCGGGCTATCGGAGCGAAGGAGGCCGACGCGACCTTAGAGATGGCGGCCGCCTGGTGCCGCGAGAACGGCAAGGACTTCCGCGGGGCTGAGTATCGCAACGGCTACGGCGCGGAGAAGTGGGACCACGTCGACTCTTTCGCTCGCGCACGCAACGCGGCCTTCGCCAAGGCGACCGGCGAATGGATCGTCTGGTCCGACTGCGATGATCTGCTCGACGAGGCGCACGACTTCCGTGATCTCCTCCGCACCGTAACGCCCGAGGTGCTGATGGTGCGCTGTCCTTACGACGTCCGCGGGACGAATAAGAAGCTGCACCGCGAGCGCGCGATCCGCCGCTCCGCCTTCGAGGATGGGCGCGTCTGGCATCACGACGTCCACGAGAACCTCCTCCTCCTCCCCGGCGACAAGCACGAGGATTGGCCGCGGCCGGTCTGGGTTCACGCGCCGAAGTCGGTCAAGAAGGAGAACCGCAGGCGCAATCTCCGCATCCTCGGGCAGTCGGTGAAGGAGACGCCGACCCAGTATTTCTACATTCATCAAGAGCACCTCTGCGCCGGCAATCGGCAGGCCGCGGAGCAGTTCGGGAAGATCGCTCTAAGCTTCCCGAACCTCGAGCAATCCTTCCGCTACGAGGCGCTGCTGAACCTCGCCAAGCTCTGCGGTGATTCGCGCGAGGCGATGAGCTACGCGCTGCAAGCGCACGCCGTCTTCCCGTGGTGCCGCGAGGCTTACGCCGCGATCATCCTGCTCCTATTCGAGAAGAACGACGGCGCGCGTGCGCGCTGGTGGGCCGAGGAGATGCTGCGCCACAAGGAGCCAATCGGCGCGGACAAGCCGTGGACGTCGGAGGCCAAATACTACGGCTGGGCTGGCTACGATCTGGCCGCGCGTGCCTTCCGGCTGGCTGGGCTAGAGGCACGGGCGGACGTGCTTCAGCAGCAGTTCCATCTCGGAAATCATCCGCGCATCTCGCTCGTCCACGCGACCCGCGGCCGCACCTCGAAGGCTGTTGCCTGCCGCGAGGCTTGGCTCGGGCTCGCGCAAGATCCGACCCGCATCGAGCACGTCTTCGCCGTGGACGCGGACGACAAGGAGTCGGTCACGATGGGCAAGCAGTTCCTGAGCGTCGTCTCGGAGAAGCGCTCCTGCGTTGCAGCCTGGAACCTTGCAGCCAAGAAGGCGCGCGGCGACCTGATCGTGCAGCTGTCGGACGACTGGGTTCCGCCAATCGGCTGGGATTCCAAGCTTCTCTCGCTCGTCGAGGATCGCGACTTGCAGAAGGAGCCGATCGTGATCGCCGTACACGACGGCCACCGCACCGGCCCGCTTCTTTGTATGGCGATCCTTTCGCGCGCGCGCTTCGAGCAGCAGGGCGGCGAGCTGTTCCACGAGGGATACGAGTCGGTTTTCAGCGACAACGAGTTCAGCCACCGCGCCTGGCGCGACGGCATCGTGATCGACGCGCGCCACCTCTACCGCTTCGAGCACCAGCATCCGGCGTTCAAGAAGGGGCAATGGGATGCGACCTACCAGCACAACAACACGAAGGAGCGTTACGACGCCGGCCTCGAGCTCTTCAAACAGCGCAACCCTGACGCCGACTCCAAATGGACCACGCCGTGAGCAGTCAATTTACCTACGAGTATCGCATCCACAACTCTACGGATGCGCTAATGTCTCGCGACCGCACGATCCGCGCGCAGTACGATCACGCCTACGTTGCGCGCTATGAGAAATATCCCGAGCGCGAGCTCTCGGAGATCCGCGCGGCGCTGTTCCAGCGCTTCTTTCCCGAGGCGTTTACTGTCTGCGATGTCGGCTACGGCACAGGCGCGTTCCTGCGGGCGGTCAAGGATCGCAGTCCTTGGGTCGAGTGCTGGGGCTACGACGTTTCACCATATCCTCCGCCGTCCTTCGTTCGCGTGGATCGCGAGTGGCAGCGTGCGCGCTGGCCGGTGCTGACGTTCTTCGACTCGCTTGAGCACTTCGACCAGCTGCCAAAGTTCGAGGCCGAGGGCGCAATCGTGTCCGTGCCGTGGTATCACCCTGCGCTCGGCGCGGAGTGGTTCTACAACTGGAAACACCGGCGCCCAGGTGAGCATCTCTGGCACTTCACGCCGGAAACGCTGACGAACGTGATGGAGATCAACGGGCTTCGGCCGGTCTTCATCGGCTCGCCCGAGGACGCTGTCCGCAAGAATGATGGTGACTGGCCGAACATTCTCACGATGGTCTTCAAGGCGTGAGAATCTGCATCGTCTACCACCAGCGCCTCGGCGACATCATCCGCGTCCTGCCGATTGCTCGGCATCTGGCGAGCCAGGGCCATTCCGTCTACGTTGAGTGTTTCCCGCAATACTGGGGGCTCTTCGGCTGCGTCAGCTACGCGCGGCCGTCGGATCCGAAGCAGCGCCACGAGATGCGCTTCGGCCGCGTGCTCGAGCTTGAGATCTGGCCGCACCGCTACGACGAGTACCGCGCGAGCGGCAAGCCGTGGGGCGACTTCGTGTTCGGCCTTTTCCCGGAGTTCGCGCAGCTGAACCAGCGGCCCGAGTTCGACCTGATCGACGAGCAGCCGCCGCTGGAGGACTACGGCTTCAGCCGAGAGATCTGCCTTCTGGCGCCGTTCGGCTACTCGCAAGGCAAGCAGTACCACGCCGGGGCGCTGATGGAAGCCTGCCGGCGGGTCGCCAAGCGGCCGATTGTCTTCCTCGCGGATGAGGCGCAGGAGGCGAAGCTCCTGACCTGGCGCGTGCCGCAGACGATGATCCTACGAGCAAAGTCGCCGGCGCACTTGCCGCGGATCATCCGCGACTCCGAGGAGATGTTCACGATCAACTCCTCCCCGTGCATCATCGCCGGCGCCGTGCGAAAGGAGTTCTGGCACGTCTCGTCTGGCGTCGCGCAGGATGACGCCTTCTCGCCGGCCTCGCGCGTTGTGACAGTTGGAGATTAAGTATGGCCGCAGTCCGCGACTTCGATCCCGTGCAGCTGGCGCTCGATCAGGGCGCCATCTTGGAGCAAGCCGGCATCACGTTCTCCTATCTCGGCAGCACGATCACCGGCGTCTGGTCTTCCAGCCGGAACCTTTTTGACGAGTTCGAGGATCAGCGCCGGGATGACGTGAAGTTCACGGTGTTCTTCACGACCTCCTCGGTGGCTGGCACGCCGGCGCAGAGTCAGACGCTGGTGCGGGCCGGCACGACCTACTTCGTGGAGCAGGTGCGGTTCGACGCAGAGGGTGCGGGCTGCGAAATCGACGTCTGCAAGGTGATATGATCGACGTTAAGTTCGACACCTCGAAGCTGGAGTTTGCGCTGATGCGGCTCGCGCTGGCCGCGCGGATGGATCTTGGGCCGATCATCAAGGAGGAGGGCCGATTCGTGACGAAGACGCTAATCCAGTTCACGCCACCGAAGAATCGGAAGCAGGGAACGACGGCCGTCGGCTCGGATATGTGGCGCCTCGCGGTGCCTCTAAGTTCGGCCAAGCTGGATGCGAAGGCTGGGCAGGGCGGCATTTACAAGTCGCTTGCCAAGCTCGTGCGCCGGCGCGAGACGCAGAAGATCAACCAGATGATGCGCAACCCGCGCATCTCCTTCTTCGGCGGACGCACGATGGTCGAGTCGGCCGAGCACCTCGCGTCGCTGCATCGCAAGGCGCGCAACAATTACGGACGGATCAGACGCGATCAGATGCTGATGGCATATGCCGAGGATCATTCGAGTCTTCGCCGCCAGATCCAAGATCGCGTCGGCTGGACGGTTTCGGGCTGGATCCCGACCGCGCGCGTGACCGGGGCGAAGTGGAAGAAGTTCTCGGATCGCTTCGGCAGCAAATCCGGCAGCCAGCAGTCCAACTTCGGGCCGAATCCGTATCTGATCGCGACGAATAAGCAGGTCAAAATCCCTGGCTATCAACGCATCGTCGATGGAGCGATCAGTTCTCGGTCGAGGACAACGCTCAAGAAGGTCGACCGGCTGCTGGCCGGCAAGGCCGTCAACCTTGGATTCACCCGCGTCGAAGGCGCCCAATCAATCCCAGAAGCCGCGTGAGCACCCGCACCAATATCCGCAACGCCATCGGGCTGAAGCTGACGCAGGCTGGCGTCGTGCCCACGGCTAATCTCCTCAAGGGCCGGAACAACACGCTTGCCTCGACGAGCTTCCCGTCCGCCGCCGTCTACGCGGTCAACGAGCAAGTCGAGGTTCGGACGCTGGCGCCGTCAAATCGGACCCAGTACCGGACGCTGCAAGTGATGGTCGAGTATTTCACCGCCGAGGCCGCCGGCTCGACGACGATCATCGACGACCTATTCGACACGGGCTCGGCTGCGGTCGAGGCCGCGGTGCTGGCTGATGTGACCCTGGGCGGCGTCTGTGATGACCTCCTTCTGACAAGCGTGGATTATGTGATCGAGCCTGACGAGGAGCGTCGCTGGGGCGTCGCTCGTCACACATTCTCCTGCATCTATTTAACCACCGACTAAAATGGCGAACCACTTAGGCCGCGAAGGCACCGTCAAAATCTCGTCGACCACCATCGGCGAGCTCCGAAACTACTCCTTGGCCCACTCCTCCGACGTCGTCGAGGACTCGGTCATCGGCGACACCTACCGCACGCGGAAGGCCACGCTCAAGACCTGGAGCGTCAACGGCGATCTCTACTGGGACGAAGTCGATGCCGGTCAGATCGCTTTGACCATCGGCTCCACCGTGACCGTGAACCTCTATCCCGAGGGCATCGCGTCGACCTCCACCTACTACTCCGGCAGCGGCATCGTGACGAAGTTCGACATCAGCGCCGCGTTCGACGGAATGGTCGAGGGATCGATCAGCATTGAGGGCAACGGCGCCTTGTCCACTTTGACGGTCTGAGGTGAAGGATGGACGCTATCGACCTAGTCCGCGAACACTTCGCCTCACTCGGCACCAAGCGCATCGAGGTGCCTGAATGGAAACTCACCATCTTCTCGACTCCGGTCACGCTGGCCGAGAAGAACCGCCTCTACCGCAAGAGCC